AACATGAGCTTTACCACATTGGAGTGATGAGAGACGAGGACGGAGAAATTGTTTATAGCGATAGTTCTGGTCTTCCTAAGCACTATCTTGCAGGTCATGACGTTGAAGAGTTTATTGGCGTAGTTAAACGTTATGGACCAAGCAAAAATGTTAAGCGACTTATTGAAGTCGCAAAAAATCCGCCGTTTGTTTCGAATCTTGATATTTCAAAATGCTGCGGAAACTGTGTAATCAATTGAGCCAAATGGCTCTTTTTTTTGCCCATTTTGTTATACGTAGTTATACGATGAGGAAGTTATGGCGACACTAAAAGAGCCTGTGAAAATCTTTATAGTTCAGTCTCTTGCTTGTCGTGATACACCTCAAGAAGTGGCTGAACTCGTAAAACAAGAGTTTGGCGTTGATATAGATCGTGTTCAAGTTGCAACTTATGACCCTACAAAGGTTGCTGGTAAGAACTTAAGCAAAAAGTATGTCGAACTATTTGAAAAAACCAGAGATGAGTTTGATAAAGGCTTAATTGATATTCCAATTGCTAATAAGTACTACCGATTGAAGCAATACCAAAGACAACTTGAGAAGACTAGAAACGTCAAAACAGCCTTAAAAATTCTTGAGCAAGCCGCTAAAGACATTGGTGGTCAATTTACTAATCGCCAAGAAATTACAGGCAAAGACGGCGGACCAGTCCAAACAGTTAATTCAGAAATTCCAGTTCCAATGGAAGATTACTTAAAAGCGCGGAGGGAAGTCTTAGATGAGTACTGATGCGGCTCGGGATAAAGCCATCCGGATCGAGGCGCAAGAAGATTTATATTTCTTCACAAGGTACATGTTTAAGGAGCGCCGTGGTTATAAATGGATGCAAAATTGGCACCACTTAGAAATCTGCGAAGCTTTAATGAAAGTTTATCGCGGAGAGATAAAGCGGTTAATTATTAACGTTCCACCACGATATTCTAAAACTGAAATTGCTGTAATTAATTTCATGGCTTGGTGTTTTGGTAAGAATCCAGACTGTGAGTTTATTCATATCAGTTACTCGGCAATGCTTGCCGCAAATAATGCCTTCCAAATACGAACTCTTGTACAAGAAGAGGCGTATAGAAAAGTCTTTCCTGAGCTTACATTGCGTGATGATAGTAAGGCTAAAGACTTCTGGAGAACTTCTCAAGGCGGTGTCTGCTATGCGACAGGTACAGGCGGTACGATTACTGGTTTTGGTGCAGGAAAACTTCGTAAAGGCTTTGGCGGCTGCATTATTATTGATGACCCGCACAAAGCACATGAAGCTTCATCAAAAACTATTCGAGAAGGGGTAATTGATTGGTTTCAGAACACACTCGAATCGCGTACTAACTCGCCAGATACGCCGATCATTGTGATTATGCAGCGACTTCATGAAGATGATTTAGCTGGATGGTTGCTAGGTGATAGAAAAGACGGCGTTCCTGTAGCTGGTGGTAACGGTGAAGTGTGGGAGCATCTATGTCTTTCAGCTATTCAGGAAGACGGATCGGCACTATGGCCAGCAAAACACAATATTCAAAAATTGAGACTAATGGAGCAAGCGGCACCGTATGTATTTGCCGGGCAGTACCGACAAATGCCATCACCGCCAGCAGGCGGTTTTTTTAAGCCTGACAATATTCAAATTGTTGAGGCTTTGCCTGCAGATGTATTGAAACAAGTTAGGGCTTGGGATTTTGGGGCTACCGAAAATGAGGGCGACTTTACAGTAGGTGTGCGAGAAGCTCTAGGCGCAGATGGTTTTACTTACATTGTCGATGTAACTAGAGGACAGCTTGGACCTGACAATGTGAATAAGCGCTTAGAACAAACAGCAAAAATAGATGGGAAAAAAGTTTCTGTGCGTCTACCACAAGATCCCGGTCAAGCTGGTAAATCGCAAGCTAGTTCATTTGTGAAGCTTCTTGCGGGTTATAGCGTGATAGCTAAGCCAATTTCAGGTGACAAGCTTACACGTGCACAACCATTTGCGGCCCAAGTTAACGTAGGAAATGTACGAATGCTCAAAGGTGAATGGAATAAGGATTTTATTGATGAGCTTCGTCATTTTCCTAATGGCACACATGACGACCAAGTGGATGCAGCTTCAGATGCGTTTAATGAATTACATGAAGGTTTTGAAGCCTTCTTTGCTGATATGGGATTTGCTCGATGAGTGATGTAACTTTTCAACATGCTGAATATGTTAAGAACTTGCCATACTGGCAAAAACTTGATGATGTTTGTGAAGGTGAAGATGCAGTTAAGGCTAAAGGTGAAAAATATTTGCCGATGCCAAATGCACATGATAAATCACCTGCAAATAAAAGCGCTTATGAGGCTTATCTTACCCGTGCAGTCTTTTATGAAGTAACAGGGACTACATCAAATAGTTTAGTTGGTGCAGCTTTTGCAACCGATCCAAGTTTTAAATTTCCTCCGGAACTTGCTCATTTAGAACGTAATGCAAATGGAGCCGGTTTAAGTACTTATCAATTGGCTCAAAATGGAATTCGCCACTTATTGAAGCATTATCGTTGCGCTTTATATGTTGATTATCCCGATGTGCCACCAGCTCGTAATCTAGCGGAATTTAAAGCGCAAAAAGCCTATCCAATGATTCATTTATTGAATGCCATAGATGTAGTGAATTGGGATTCAGTAATGGTAGATAACCAGAAAAAACTTTGTCTCGTAGTTATCCGTGAATTTAGGTCTGAGCGCGGTGCTGATGGATTTAGTAAAACCGAACAAGAGCAATATCGTGTACTTCGTTTAGAGCAAGAGGGTAATGGGGAATATATTTATTCCGTTCAGGTGTACACAAAGGGTGAAAAGGGTAACTGGGTTGGCGGAGAGAAGAAGTTTCCAACAGATTACAACGGGAATTTCTGGACCTATATACCTTTTACATTTGTAGGTGCAATTGATAATTCAGAAGAGATTAAAAAGCCTCCATTACTTCCTTTGGCTAATCTCAATTTAGCCCATTACAGAGACAGTGCGGACTTTCAAGAGTCCGTTTTTTATATGGGGCAACCTCAATATTATGCGAAGGGTGTTAATTGGGAGTGGTATGACCAAGCCAAGAAACGTGGCATCTACATTGGTGCGAAAGTACTTTTGCCTTTACCTGAAAATGGTGGTCTAGGTATTGTTCAAGCTGATCCTAATACGCTTGCCCGGGAAGCCATGAAAGACAAGTGGGAAAAAATGAAGGAGATGGGGGCGCGTTTAATTGAGAAGGGCTCGGGAAGTAAAAAGACCGCTACCGAAGCGAATAGTGATGACGCCGTTCAGCATTCAGTTCTTTCGCTCTGTGTCGTTAATATGAATGAAGCCTTGTCAGCAGCATTACGATGGGCTGCTAAGTTTGTAACGCCTAATGTGGATGTTCTAACTAAAGATGATTTGATGTTCGAAATCAGTCAAGAATTTAACAAACAGGGTTATTTAGCTGAGTTAGCTCGACAGTTATTTGAAGCAGCTCTACAAGGCCGATCTTCATTTAAATCATGGTGGGAATACAACCAAACAGGTATGTTCCCTAAACAAAAATATGAAGAAGAGCTACAGAATGTTGAAGCAGAGCAAGATGGGACTTTAAATCAAAAGGTAGAGTGAGATGGCAACAGATATCAAAAAACTATTTGAAGCACTCACTCAGCACCAGGCCTATCTTTATCGTGCTTCATCAAAAACGGTAAATGAGTTATTGGCTTTATTCAATGATGATACGAGCAAGATGCTATCTAAGCTTCGGGATTTATTGGATGAGCTTAATGAGTCGGAGAAAGTTGCTTTAGCTGGTGGTAAATATACAACTTCAAATTTAAGGGAAATTAGGGATTTGATTGCCCAATGGTTTGCCAGTGTTAATTTAGCATTACCTGAAGCTTTTGCCGTTTCTGCTACGGCGCTGGCTGTTTATGAGGCCAATTACGTGGCTAAGCTCTATGGAGCAAAAATTAATAAGCCTGATGGGGAAAAACTATTCTTATCCGCTAAAAAAGTTCCGTTGGCAGGTGGCGCTCTTGTCGATGATCTGCTTTCAAGAATTGCTGAAAGTGCCCGTCAAAAGGTTGAGTATGCAATTCGAGATGGTATTAATTCAGGCAAAACTAACCAAGAAATTGTTCAGCGTATTCGTGGTACTAAACGGCTCAATTATGAGGATGGAATTTTAAATGGCACCAAAACTGATATTGAACGTACCGTAAGAACTGTACGGAGCCATGTAGCCAATCAAGCCTATCTAAGTAGCTTCAACCAAATTGGCTTTGAATATGTCCGATTTGTTAGTGTTTTGGATGGCCGAACTTCTAAGCTTTGCGCTTCATTAGATGGTTCAGTGTGGGAAATAAATGATCCGGCAAAGCGAGTGCCGCCGTTACATCCTAACTGTCGCAGTATCTTGGTTCCGGTCGAGAAGGACGGTCAACTTGTTGGCGAACGGCCATTTGTCATGGACGAGCGTCGAGTTAAAGACATTCCAAAAGATGAGCGAAGCCAATTAATAGGGCAGCTAGATGCCAACACTACATTTAAAGAGTTCTTCAATAAGACAGACGAGTTTTTTCAAAAGGAATGGTTAGGGCCGAAGCGTTACAAGCTCTATAAGGAAGGAAAATTTGATTTTGAAAAATTCTTTGATCCTGAAGGGCGGTTATACACACTCGACCAACTTCGAAAGTTGGATGAGCAAACCTTTAAGGAGTTGGGTTTATGAGTATTAGTTCAGAATTCATCTTTATTTCTTTCTTCGTTGTTAGTGGGCTTATCTACTGGCAAAGAGGCAAGCATTTTAAAGATTATTTAAAACGGAAACGCTAAATAAAATTTTAACCATAGCACCTTCGGGTGCTTTTTTTGTGAGAAGAAAATGATCAAAGAAGTAACAGAGCAAGAGTTAGCTGAAAAGTCTGTAGCGCCCCGAGTAACTAAAGCGCAAATTGATTCATTGATGGAGCGTGTTACATATACGGTTGAGCAACGCCCTGGAGGCACGACATCTACTTTTGTCCATGCATTTTTAGATGGAAAGTTTTTTCTAGCAACGGGTTTTAGTGCATGTGTGAATACTGAAAACTTTGATGCTGAAATTGGTGAGCGTATGGCTCGTGGAAATGCAGAAAAGTCAGCTGAAAATAAACTTTGGGAGCTAGAAGGCTACCGTTTATTTGCAACAAATTTCTAAGATTTTAATCGAAATGAAGCGTCCTAAGGGGCGCTTTTTTATTGCCTGCCGGATGCGGATGCGGACGGTGAATCCGGGTGGATGCCCATTTTGTATATATAGGTTGGATGACCAATGAAACTTAAAACAGTAACAATCGACGGTAAAGTTTATGCGGAAGTAGACGGTGATAAGCCGATCTATATTCATGATGACGGCAAAGAAATGCCACATGATGCACCACACTCGGTAGCAACAATTGCACGCTTAAACAATGAAGCTAAAACACAACGTGAAGCCAAAGAAGCAGCCGAAAAAGCATTAAAAGCTTTTGAAGGAATTGAAGACCCAGCGGCAGCTAAAAAGGCATTACAAACAATCCAAAATCTTGACGATAAAAAGCTGGTGGATGCCGGTGAAGTTGAGAAAGTTAAAGCTGAAGCTATCAAAGCAGTTGAGGAAAAATATGCCCCGATTGTTGCGCAACGTGATGCTCTAGAAGCCTCTTTACATAAAGAACTTATCGGCGGTGGTTTTGCTCGTTCTAAGTACATTCAAGACAACATTGCAGTACCTGTGGACATGGTTCAGGCAACCTTTGGTCATCACTTCAAAATCGAAGAAGGCAAGGTGGTTGCATATGATCCGAACGGCGAAAAGATTTATTCACGTGTCCGCCCGGGTGAACTTGCAAATGTTGATGAAGCTTTAGAGTCATTGGTTGGTGGATACCAGCATAAAGACTTAATTCTTAAAGGTGGTAAAGGAACTGGTGGCGGTTTTCAAGGTGGGGGCAAAGGTGGAGCACCTACCGGAATGAAACGCAGTGAAATGTCTGTTTCTCAGAAAGCAGATTACATCAAAGAACATGGCAATGATGCCTTCCTAAAACTACCGAACTAATCATTAAATAATTGGAGATAAGTAGTTATGACTACGACAGTTAATTCCGACATGATCATCTATAACCAACTGGCCCAAACAGCGTATTTAGAACGTTTACAAGACAATTTGAATGTCTTTAATGAAGCTTCAAATGGTGCGATTATTTACCGTAATGAAATCATTCAAGGTGACTTCAATAAAAATGCATTCTACAAAGTTGGTGGTAGCATTAAACATCGTGATGTGAACTCCAATGCAAAAGTAACTCCGGAAAAAATCGGTGCAGGTGAGTCTGTAGGCGTAAAAATTCCTTATAAATATGGTCCTTATGCATCTACTGAAGAGGCATTTAAACGCCGTGCTCGTACACCAGAAGAATTTGCTATGGTTGTTGGTTACGATCTTGCTGATGCATTGGTTGCAGGCCGATTAGAGTACAGTTTAGCTTCTTTAAAAGCTGCTATTTCTAGTAATCCCGATATGGTTGCGAAAGGAAGTATTGTTGTTGATGGCCGCAAAGCATTAACTCGTGGTATGCGAAAGTTTGGTGATAAGTTTGGCCGAATTGGCTTATGGGTGATGAACTCAGATACATATTTCGATATTGTCGATGATGCTATCACTAAGCAAATTTACGGTGAATCTGAAATCGTTATCTATGGTGGTTTACCAGGAACCTTAGGAAAGCCGGTATTGGTGACGGATGCTGTAGGTGATAACGATGCTTTTGGTTTGCAGTATGGTGCTGTAACTGTAACTGAATCACAAGTACCGGGCTTCCGAGCTTATGACATCAATGATGAAGAAAACTTGGCAATCGGTATGCGTGCTGAAGGTGCATTTAACCTAGATATTCTTGGTTATAGTTGGGATACATCGAAAGGTGAAAATCCTGATCTTACATTACTTGGTTCAAGTGCTAACTGGATTAAATATGCAACCAGCAACAAAATGACAGCAGGTACCTTACTTGATTTATCAGGTACAGCGACAACTGGTTAAAACCTAAAAATTAAAACCTAAGGGGGCTAATAAGCCCTCTTTTTATTATTAAGAGAAAAGCGCCATGAAGATTATCTATACACGCATTGCAGCAGCTGCTGCATTAGAGACGGGCATTATTGCTAACCCTGACTATTATGAAAACCCAAATCTGAAAGCAAAAGAAGTAATTATTTACGGTAATTATCCAAAGATTCAAAAGGATTACGAATCTTTAGAAGTTCCAGTTGAAATTCGTAAGTTGGAAGAGCCACAAAAAACGACTTTGGCCACGGTAAATGTCGAGGTAGGAGTCACCCCTGAACTTCAAGCTGTGTTTGATGATGCAAAAGCTGAATGTGAAAAGGTAGTTGAAGAAAACACTCAGCTTAAGCAAAAAATTGCCATCTTAGAGCAGGCTGGTGGTAACCAGTCAGAGCTGTTGTCGGAAAATTCACGTTTAAAGGATGCAGTAGTCTTAGCAGATAAAGCTCTCAAAGAAGCTGAAGCTCAAGTGGTCGGTATAAAAACTGAATTTGATGCATTTAAAAACGATATTCCCGCAATGCAAGCACGTATTGCTGAATTGGAAGCTGGAAAAGCAGCAGAAAAGCCAGCTACAGAAACGGCAGCTAATGATTTTGAAAACTGGTCAAATGATCAATTAAAAGAGTATTTAGCTAGTAAAAATATTGGTTACAAGCCATCTGCAACAAAAGCAGAACTTCTTAAATTAATCCCTAAGGAATAATGCAATGAGCTTTATTACTGTAGATGACGCAAATTCAATTTTGGGCAGCGATTTTGCACCAGACAGTGATAAAGCTCGTCTGGTTAAACTGGCAAATGTCTGGATGAAAAACAGAATAGGATTTGTACCAGATCCAATTGATCCACTTCTTAAGGATGCAGCTTGTGAAATTATCAAAGGCATTCTGGCCAAAGTAATTTATAACGGTAAAGAGCAGCTGCTTAAACGAAAGAAAGTTAAAGCTGATTCAGTCGAATCTGAAAAAGAGTATCAAGAAGGTACTGAAGCGATTTCTAGCTTTGAACAGATAGCAATTGATTATATTGATTCGCTTGATTTGAAAGATCCTAATGCAAGTTTTAATAGCTTCGGCATTCCACTTTACAGGGCATAAATAATGGGCTTACGTGACGAAATTCAGGCAGATATTGCTGAAGCATTTAATGAAGATTTAGCAGATGCCGTTCATACCTTTACATGTGAGCGGATCTCAAAAACTAATTGGGATCCTAAAACTGAAACTTATGTTGAAGTTAAAGAAAACTATTCTGGCCGTGGTGTTCTGTTTGGCTCATACAGTCAATATGAGATTCAGACGCTTGGAGTACTGGCCACAGATAAAAAGGCTACAGTGCTGCAGAATGAAGTGACAATGGTTCCAAAAATTGATGATGAATGGTTAACAGCCTTAGGATCATTCCGGGTAATTTATATTCAGCAAGATCCAGCTAGCACAATATGGAAATGTCAGTTGAGGAAGGTTTAATTACTTGGTCTAATATCCCTCTAAAATAGGGGGATATATGAATATTAATTTTTGTAGTATTGATTGGAATGAACTTTTCAAATTAGTAACTCCATTTATTATTACTTTTTTGGTATATAACTTTTGGCATAGACAAAAAAGTAAAGAAGTTGTGGCAAATGAAGTTAAGGATCTTTTAAAAAGTGTACTAGAGGAAGCTTCTGTTGTAGCTTTATTAAAATTTGAGACACAACTTAATATGGATTTAATAAAAGCGAAAATTGAAAGATTAGATAGTCTAAATCAAACAATTTTTAGAAGTACTCTTTTCATTAAATTATGTATTAAAGATTCAAATTTAGAAAAGCTTCTTGAAAGCTATACTTCTAATTCAAACAATCTATTTATTAAATTTAAAAGAAATTTGTTAAACGTTGCTGGACCTATCAATTATAAAGATAGCTTATCTTTATATGCTGATGAGTATAGTGCTTATACCAAATCATTAGAGAAAGTAATTGCTGAGTTGGCACCTTATTCAACATATAAAAAGAAGTTAAAGATTCCTGATTTTTCAAAAAAATAATACTCGCTTCGGTGGATTTTTTTATTGGAGTGAAAATGACTTGGACTGTATATAAGTTTCATGACAGCGTTCAGGTGGTCCCTGACGATGATTTAAAACCCCATTCATTATTTCACTACGAATGCCATCCCAAATATGAGGATGGCATTTTTATTCATAACTCATTTGATGGTAGAGAAGCGACTGAAACGCCTTTACCGAGTTAACAGGTTAAACCATGGTTAATTCTGATTATGTTCCTGAATGGTATATCTCGCCATTCCAACATGTGCAGTACACTCTTGCTCGAAATCAACTACACATGGATTTGTTATTTGAAGATATGGATAAAGCCGATCAATTTTTGGATATGGGAGCAGATGCACAGGTTAGTACTTTTTCTGATGGTGCATATGCAATTGTCCAAATCGGTGATACTGCAGATAAAGATCAAATTCAAGTTTATGGATTGCTTTTACATGAAGCTGTTCATATCTGGCAAATAGTAAAACGGAGAATGGGTGAGCGTGAGCCTAGTGTGGAATTTGAAGCTTATTCAATTCAGGCAATCGCTCAAGACCTATTTGAAATGTTCGAAGCTAGTGAGGTAAAGCATGGGATGGAAGGGGAAAAAGCCGACTAGTTTTAGTCTTGATGTGTCTAAAGCAGCAGAAGCGCATGTAAAGAATATTGTTATGGATACTGTGCAATCTTTAGTTAATTTAAGTCCCGTCGATACTGGTGCATACCGTGCTTCACATATTGTTTCGATTGGATCTGCTGATTTCGGCGTGCGGGAACCTGAAACGAATCCTATTCAGGATGCAGCGATTCAGGCAATGAAGATTAAGTTAGGCAATTTGGTTTATATCCAAAACAATAAAGCTTATGCACCACGCTTAGAAAACGGTTGGTCTGATCAAGCGCCACAAGGTATTTATGGCCTCACGTTTAACTTTATTTCTCAAAAGTACGGTGGCTAAAATGGCAATGACTTTAGAGCAGACAAGGCAAGCTATTATCGATCGTATGCAAAGCTTTACAGGTATTACGCAAGACAGAATCCAGTATCCAAATTTACCAGGCTTTAATGTACCTAAAGATGGTGTTTGGTGCCGCTTAACGATTGCAGGTGGTCCCAGTTTTACTTCAGGTATTGCAGATAAGCCATGTACTCGCCGTACCGGTAATATCATGATTCAATGCTTTGCACGTCCCAATTCAGGAATAATTGAAATCACAAAATTGAGTGATGCATTACTTGCTCATTTTGAATATTTCACAATCGAACACTTAGAATGTTTGAATGGCCAATCTATTTATGCGGGTAAAGATGCTGACTTCATTCAATACAATGTATCAATAAGTTTTTTAGTTAACTAAAGCACATAACAAACCAATCTTTCACTACCACCTCATCGGTGGTTTTTTTATGTCTAAAGGAAACACTTATGAGCAATCATGTTTTTAAGCGTGGTGACACATTCAACTTAAATCTGCAGCTAGTTGATATGGATGATGCACTGCAATATCCAGCCAATGATGTACGTCGAGCGATCGATTTAACGGGGTATACCTTTACTTCTCAGGTTAAGACTTTGGAAGGCGCCGCCGTTGCAACGTTGACTTGTGCAGCATTAAGTCAAACAACCCAAAAAGGCTGGTTGAGTGTGAAGTCTACTGCTAGCACTGCTACATGGCCTTTGGGCTTGGTGCAAATGGATATCAAAGCTGTAGTTGGTGGTGTGACTCAACATACCGAGACTCTGACTTTTCAGGTAATTGACGGGGTGACTGCATAATGGCAAATCTAGTCTTTAAATATTCTTGGGATCATCGGCCTTATCCCTATAACTCAGCTCAAGGTAAGCGGCAATTTATGCTGCCTTTTGCTTCGGGTATTCCAAATTTGACACCTGATTGGACTCAAGTAACCGGGTTGGGTAGTGCAGCGACAGGAACATTGACAGCTGGAAGTTTTGATAAAACCTTAGGTAGGGTTGTAAAGGTAGGGGACTTTGGTGTCGGCATTGCCTCAACATTGAGCACATCCAGTGATATGGATACTGTGATTAACACGGGTAACTTCTCAGCAAGTAATGCAAGTAATCCAAATGCTCCTCCTAGTGGTACTGCAGGATATGTACAAATAAATGAATACAATCCAGTTTCATTTTTTGCACGACAAGAATGGAAAAATGTAATTAATCAAAGGCATTACTTTAGATCAAGAACAGCCGATAATGTGTGGACCCAATGGGGGGAATATCGGACTACTGCTAACACTACAGTTGATGCAAATGGTTTTGTTAAATCAGCCTCACCAATTGTTAAGCTTTTTGCAGAATCTATTGAATTAAATGATGAAGCAAACAAACAGCCTATCCATTTTGAAAAATTAGATGTCGGTGATTACTTATTGAAAGGTTCTTTAGGTTTCGCTCAGGAAG